CATTAATAATGTATCGGGATACTGGTCTCTGGCTTAATACAGTACTAATCAGGGATCTAGTACTGTATCTTCTAGACAATGTAATTCCATTTCGGTATATACATCATCTAGGTTATAACACTCTATGAAGTCGGGCGGTGGGTTGTCATAGAATCTGTAATAAACGTCTTGAACCGACGTTGTTCTACGCTGTGGATTGCGCTTTGGTGTTGAATTCCACAACTCGAGACGGTGAATGCCATCCCTAATAGGTGCAAGTTGAATATCTCCATACTCAAAACCATGCATCCTCAGAAACTTGAACCGCGATGGATGTTCTTCAAGTGTTTCTTGAACCCAATCTTTTGGTAGTGGATATCTATCTGACACATAATCGATGACGGCTGAAAAGTATCTAGCTGCGCACACATTCATCGACGAATACATCTGCCCAAGAGCACGTATTGCTGTGTTCTTTGGATCCTCAATATCGTTTACATGCTCCGGAAAGAGAAAGGAAGCCCATAGAAATTCGACATTGCGTATGGGTGAACCCAAATGATTAAAATACCCAAGGAAGCTTAATTGGGACCTATCAGTTGTAGTATAGGATTTATCAAAAGATATGTCCATTTTGAAGGTTTCATCTGCTATTTTCTTGAAATCCGACATATCAAAGTGACCTTGTACCATACATACAGAGTCATCTCCCATGTAGATGTCATACATAGGGAAGGATCCTGTTACATGAAACATACAATATCTCGTCACAATTGCATTCACAATCGAGTCAATTATGTTAGTCCAAGCGGATCCAGAGGGTACACCAGCGTGTTTCTCAAAACGATGACCGTCTGGCATACGGAAAGGGGTGTTAATGAAATAGTCCACTACTCTATTCCACCTCTTCTTCGTTCTTAGTGGATCGACGTCTCTAATTTCACCAGTATGAGATTGTATTTTAGAGAAGTCAAAGCATTCAGCCAGAATGGAAAATGCATCACGAATAAGCCAAGCGGGTATTGTCTTATCAAATTTGTTCCAATCTAATAAGACTGCTCGTGAATTTTCAACGTTCCTAGAATTCGTGTACATCCTATCAACGTAGGCCATTCCACCGTTCATCATCTCAACACCATAAGCAATAGGAAAGTCATCCTTCCTTGCTTTAAGGAAGGCTAAATAAGGATAGAGAAATCTAGCTTCTTCCATGAACACGGTGGTTGGGTAACCCCAAGTGGCTCTGACCTTATTCTTTGAAATTTTAGAAATTTGTGATCTAGCGAAAACAAGTGTATCGTATAAACGTACCCTGACCTTTGATCGCTCTACAGATCGCCACTTCTCTTTAATCTCTCGCATAGCCGCCGGATCGCACATAACATCTCTCTTTGAC